AGCAAAAATGTTAAGCGACTTATTGAAGTCGCAAAAAACCCGCCGTTTGTTTCTGATTTAGATATTTCGAAATGTTGTGGAAACTGCGTAATCAATTGAGCCATGAGGCTCTTTTTTTTGGCTATTTAGGTTGACGTAGGTTGACAGGATTGAGGATATGGCGGCTCTAAAAAAAGAGGTAAAACTCTTTATAGTTCGCTCACTTGCCGTATTTAATACACCCACAGAAACTGCTGAGCTCGTCAACCAAGAATACGGGATAAAAGTTACTAAACAGCAGTGTGAGAAATACGACCCGACCAAACGGGCAGGCGAGAACCTGAGCGAAGAATTAAGAAAAGATTTTGAAAAGACTCGCGAAATGTTTTTGGGTAAGCCTGAGGCAATCCCTATTGCAAATTTAGCGGTGCGTTTACAGCGCTACGAAAGCCAATATCAAAAGCACAGTAGAAACCGTGTAGCAGCTTTAAGCATTCTTAAGCAAGCTGCTGAGGACATAGGCGGCAAGTACACGAATAAGACTGAAATTACAGGCGCTGGTGGTGGTCCATTACAAAGCGAAAATATTACCTATGTGACTGCTACCGATGAGCAGGTAAGGCAGGCGATAGATGAACTCGAGAACGAATATTGATCCTGTTAAAACCAAAGCTAAGCGGATCAAATGTGAGAAAGAACATTTATTTTTCACACGAGCATTTTTCTTGCCTCGCATGGGTTTTAAGTTTTCGGTCAATTGGCATCATGAATATATTGCCGACAAGATTGATGAGGTTATAGCTGGCAAGGTTAAAAACCTAGTTATTAACGTTCCACCCGGAAGCGGTAAGACTGAACTACTCACAAATCTTATTGCCCGTGGTATAGCTCGTAATCCTCGTTCGCGCTTTTTGTATTTGTCTTTCTCGCAATCACTTGTAGAGGATGTTTCAGCAACAGCAAGGAACATTGTTAAGTCGGAAGACTTTCAGAGTTTATGGCCTGTAAAGATTTCTACCAGTACAGATGCTAAGTCGAGCTGGAAAACAACAGTTGATGAATATGATGCTGGTCATGTTTATTCTGCTTCAATGGGTGGGCAGGTCACTGGACGCCGTGCTGGTACATTAGCTAATGAGGGCTTTACCGGTGCCATTATTCTTGATGACCCATTAAAGCCTGAGGATGCATTTAGCCAGACTGCTAGACGTAAAGCTAATCGTAAGATCTTAAACACGGTCAACTCGCGTAAAGCTAAATCTGACACGCCAATTATTCTGATCATGCAGCGTTTGCACGTTGAAGATCCGACTAACTTTGTGATGACTGGTAACGTACCTGGTGAGTGGGAACAAATCAGTATTCCCGCACTTATTGATGATGAGTACATCAGTAAGCTACCAGAGCACATACAGCGCAAAATTCCACGTGATGTTGAACGTGATGAGAAAGGTCGACAAAGCTATTGGCCGTTAAAAGAATCTTTACTTTCTTTGCTTCAGCTGGAGAAAGGTGGGGAAGATAAAGACGGTGCTACAGTGTCACGCTACACCTTTGCAAGCCAATACCAGCAGGCCCCTAAAAAGCTGGGTGGTGATCTGGTTAAGGCTGAATGGTTCCCACGTTATCTAGATCTACCTGTTCTTAAATGGCGTGCAATATGGGCCGACACGGCTCAGAAGACTAAAGAGCATAACGACTTTTCAGTGTTTTTATGTGCTGGTCTTGGCTATGACAATAATCTTTACATCATTGACGTGAAGCGTGGCAAATGGGAAGCACCAGAGCTATTGAAAGAAGCTAAAGCTTTTATCAATAAACACAAGGACAGTAACACAAAGATTGGCAAGCTTCGTTATATGGCCGTAGAGGATAAGGCGAGTGGTACCGGTTTAATTCAGTCCATATCTAAGCAGACCACTTTACCAATACGTGCGATTCAGCGAAGTACTGACAAGCTATCAAGGACTATGGACGTCATTCTTTATGTTGAAGAACGCCGTGTCTGGTTACCAGCTAATGCACCGTGGCTATTGAACTACATTGAAGAGATTGAAGGGCTCACTGCTGATTGGTCACATGACCATGACGACCAGTGGGACCCGACCATTGATGCAATTAATGATTCATTAGCCAAAAAGCCAACTGTATTTGATTAGAGGAAATTATGGCTGAAACTAAAAAGCCCGATGCAATTGGCGATGCAGGGGCGTATACAAACTTTGTCTCAAATATTGGTACCGAACGTGATAAAGCTTCACACGGTTCTTTCGTTAAGAAAGTAATTCCTGATGAGCAATTAGAAGCTGTGTATCAACACTGGTTAGCTAAGCGAATCGTCAACCGTCCAGCAAGTGACATGCTCCGAGCTGGTTGGTTTTTTGAAGGGATACAAGACAACGATTTATTGAAGCTTAAAGAGGCGTGTAAGGCATTTAACTTAGATGGGGTGCTCTTATCTAGTTTAGTACTTTCTCGCTTATATGGTGTTTGCTATGTGCTTCTAGGGACTGTAGACGGCGGCAACTTAGATCAACCGTTCGATTTAAACAAGTTAGGCGTTGGTCGTTTAGAGTTTTTCACTGTGCTTAAGAAAAAGTACATTGAAGCTGATACCAGTAAATACTTATCGCCTAAGGAGGCAGGTGGACTTTTAAAGCAGCCTGAATTTTATAAGTTAAAGCTGGACGGGAAATCAACTCAAAGAATCCACCATACCCGCTTATATAAGTTTGGCCATGCCGATGTAGTTAATGAAGAGCCGGTAAGTATTCTTCAGGAAGTATATGAGGATCTGCTTGATCATGCTGCTGTTAAGAAAGCTACTGCTAGCTTAGTCCATGAATCAAAAATTGATGTAATTAGGACGCCCAACTTGGTCGATAAGATCAAAGAGGACATGAAATCCGTAGCTGAACGTTTTCTTAGTGTCGGATTGCTTAAAGGCTTAAACGGCATGATCGTTTTAGATAAAGAGGAAGAGTATGACTCTAAATCTTATAGCTTTGGTGGTCTGCCTGATCTGATGCGTGAATTCTCTATTCAAGCAGCTGGGGCTGCTGATATGCCTTATACGATTTTATTCGGTCAATCACCTGCAGGGATGAATGCAACAGGCGAGCATGACACACGGAACTATTACGACAGTATTGCAACTAAGCAAATATGGTCCTTAAAGCCATTCATGATGAAGCTTTTAAGAGTAATTGTTCAAGCCACATTTGGTCGTCAGATTCCAAGTTTAGATGTTGTGTTTAACCCGTTATGGCAATTAGACGCTAAGGTGCGTTCTGAGGTTGAGAAAGCTAACGCTGAACGGGATTCCAAGTATTTAGAAATGGGCATCATTACCGAGCCACAGATAGCAAAACAGCTTGTTATTGACGGTGTTTATTCAGTGATCGATGAAGCTCATATCAAAGAGCTTGAGACAATGGTGAAGCTTAATGACAACGATAATTCAGATCCTGAAACCACACCTCCAGCAGGCGAAGAAACGTAAAAAAGGTCGTAAAGCTTCTAAGCCGAGGGCCGTGCACGTAAATCGCCGTGTAGAGCTTTTTTACACGCGGCAATTACTAGCTATCTCAAAATATTGTCAGGAACAAACTAAGGAATTAGTTATTCCTACAGTAGGCCAGAACATCGGTGATGCTTGGTTCTCAGACATGATGACGGCCTTTAGGGAAAAGCTCACAAAGTATGTTGTTGAGATTTCCCGACCGTTAGCCACAAAAGTTGTGACTGACACCCAAAAGGAGGTGGACAAGCAAATTGCAGAGCACACCAAAACAATTATTGGTGTGGATCTAACGCCGTTCTATCGAGCTGCTGATATTCAGGACGAGGTAGATCTAAACATTACGGCAAATGTCAGTTTGATTAAGTCTATTCCGCAGCAATACGCCGATAAGCTTGAGGTACTAATCACCAATGCTTTGCAGACTGGACAAACCAATGAAGAGTTAGCCAAAGCAATTAAGCAATTAGGATTATCTACAGATTATCGTGTACGTCTTATTGCTAGTGATCAGATGGGCAAGATTAACGGCCAAATTAACCAAGCCCGACAGCTTTCGATGGGTGTGGAGACATACACATGGCAGACGGCCAAAGATGAGCGTGTAAGGCCAGATCACCAGCATAAACAGGGCAAGACATTCAGATGGGATTCACCGCCAGAAGGGGGGCATCCCGGTCAGCCTATCCGATGTCGTTGCACGGCATTGCCTAATTATGAGGATATTTTGATTGATTAGATTTTAACATTCTGATATTTAAATACTTATTAATATATATGAGCCTGGTAAATGTCAGCAATATTTAGTGATTGTCAAAAGCATAGATTTAGACTTGAAAGGCAATTAGAAGGGAATAAAGTTGTTGTGGCAGTTTTTGGAGTAAATCCTTCAACGGCTGACAGCGTGAATAATGATTCTACTGTAAAAAAATGGATTGTCTTTGCCAATAAGTTAGAAGCTCGCAAATTAATAGTTGGGAATATGTTTAGCTATATATCTCCTTATGTTAAGGACTTAGCGACTTGTGGAGAAGTGACAAATATTGAAAATGAAAAGCATCTTGAGGATATTATCCGTGACGCAGATGTTCTAATTGCATGTTGGGGAGCAAGATCAAAAGTGCGTGCCGCATTGCGACCCTATTTTGATCAATTGATGGTTAAATTAAAAAATTCAAATAAACCCGTATATTGTTTTGGTTATACCAAATACGGTGATCCCAGACATGTTGGTAGAATTCCTTATTCAACGCTATTGCAGTTAATTCAAAAATAATTTTTAAAGCCTCTTCTAGTCAATTTATAAACTTAAGTTAAGCCACCTTCGGGTGGTTTTTTTATTGAGCGCAATTTATGAAAACCATTTACCAACTCAAAATTGGTGACTTTGCGCCTAGTGAATCGACTCGCTCATTTACCAAAGAAGGGTATTTGAAGTGCGTCAATGTTCGCTTAGCTAAAGCGCCACAAGTACGACAGTACTATGCGTATGAGTTTCCATCTCTGGAAGGTTATACCGCTGATCAAGTCATCAATGTCTACACGCCACCAGAGGAGCTTTTTAAGCCTGAGGCTATTCAAAGCTTCGATGGTGTTGACGCTACTGATTATCACCCACCTAAGAATGAAATTAACGCATCTAACTGGAAGGATTATCACATTGGATATTGTGAGAACGTTCGACAGGAAGGCGATTATCTGGTGGGTGATTTGCTCATTAAAGACAAGATCAGCATTGATCTGATCCAAAGCAACGAGCGGCTAGAAATGTCGCTTGGCTATGGAGCCTTATTAATCGTTGAGCAGGGTACGGCGCCAGATGGCACGCCGTATCAAGCCAAATTTATCAATTTTATTGGCAATCACGTAGCACTCGTTAAATACGGGCGCTGTGGTGGTGATTGCCGCATCGGTGACGAAAAGCAAACTCCAAAGGGGAAAACAATGGAAGTAAGTGTAAACGGTATTCGTTTTGACATTGGCGATAACAAGCCCTTGGCGGATGCATTAAAGCAGCAACAAGAGCAGCTGGAAAACTTGAAGGCTGCAAAACTTAAAGTCGGTGATAAGCAATTTTCTATCGGTGATGAACTAAATGCAGTTCAAGCGGTCGTAGATCAATTGCATACCGAAAAAACTACACTTGAACAAAAAGTCGGAGATCTGGAAAAGAACCAGATGACTCCAGAAAAGGTTGAGCAAGCCGCTGCCGAACGTGCTGCTGTGATTGCTGATGCTAAAGCATTGGTACCAACAGTTAAAACAGAAGGCTGTACATGTGAGCAAATCAAGCGGGATGTGATTGCAGCCAAAGCCGGTGATGCTTTAGTAACTGCTTTGATGGGTAGCGTATCAGTAGGTGATGCAAAACCTGAGCAGATCGACACAACTTTCCGTGCACTCTGTGCTGTGAAGGGTACTCATCCTTCTAATCCTGTAGGTGATGCTCTTCACCAGCAGCAAAGTGTTAAAGCTGGTGATGGCAACCCAGCAGGCGGTGGGGAAGAAAAGACCTACAGCAAAGAAAACGCATACAAAACAATCTAAGGGGAAGTAAATCATGGTTAAGCAATACGATGCTGTACCCGGTATGAAGTTTCACCTCATCGGACCAGAGGATATTTTATCCCTGCCTGTAGCTGGTACCGGTTTGGTGAACGATGGTGACGTGGTTGTACGAAGTACGGATGGAAAAACAGTTTCAGCGGTAACTGGTGCAACTAATACTAAGTTTGGAATTATCGTACGTCACGGCGTAGGCAAGTCAGGCAAAACGGCAGATGGCAAAGAAGCCTATAAAGCTACTGATGTAGCACCAGTTATGACGATCGGCTCGATTTACGTGAAGGTCACGGCACCAGTCACCGATATCAACGCAAAGGTTTATGTCAAAACAGCTAACGGCACCACAGCAGCGCCGTTAGGTTCTTTATCCCCAACAGCAACAGACGGTACAGAGTTACCGAACGCATCTTGGGAAACAATTTCAAATGAGCAGGGCTTAGCTGCTGTTCGCTTACGTGGGGCATAATAATTATGAGTAAATTGGCAGCAATGAAGCTACGTTTAACACCAGTAGCTCAAATGGTTCAAGCAAATATTGGTGATGCATTTAACCTTGATGCTTTAGCCCAATTATTCGTTAAATTGGAAGAATTTAACGAAATGGATCCTCAGCTTCAGCAAGTGATGGATTACGCTAAATACATTCCTGTTAAACCTGTCAGTGCTGTATATGGTGGAGGAGAAATCCTAAGCCGTAAGAAGGGTGTGGGTTTGGGTAAAGATCATTCAGGAACAGGTAATGATATTCCTTTAGCCGAAGTTGAATATGATACTGTTCAATTGCCAGTGAAGGTCGGCACTATTGGTTATATGTATTCAGTGCTGGAGTTAGAAGCAGCTCAAAAATTAAATTTAGCACTTGAAGCAGATAAAGTAGAGGCAGCTCGTCTTGCTGCAGAAAAACACTTAAGCAATATTGCATGGTATGGCAATGCGCTTACAGGGGTTAAGGGTTTCTTAAATCAGACGGGTGTAACCATAGTTACAGCCCAACATAACTGGGCCACCGCAACCATTGAAGAAGTACTAAGTGACTTCAATGCAAGCTTGGCAGATGCTGAAGATCTTGTTGATGGGGATGTATCCGTACAGCCAGATACTTATTTGATGGCATCAAATCAGTACTTACACCTTTCTACCCGTGTAGTTGCTGATTCTGGCGGAAAGACTTTCTTAAAATTCATTGAAGAAAATAACATCTTCGCATCACAAGGTAAGCCGTTAACCATTCGTGGTTTAGGTCGTTCAAACGGCAAAGGTACGGCAGGTGCTGACCGTTCTATTATTTACCGCCGTGATCCGTCATGCATCCAAATGAAATGTGATGACGTCACTTTCTTGGCAGCTCAACCAGTTGGTGTAGATATTAAAGTGCCTGGTCACTACAAATATCAGGGCGTATGGTTGAAGCGTGTTGATTCTCTCCGTTACTTGGATCATGTGTAAGGATTAAAACAGTATGAAATATTCTTATATCTATAGCGGCTTACAGGCCGCTTTTGTTTTTTCTGGTATTGCTGTTTTACCTACAGGCACACCAACTCTTGTGGATGAAGAAGCGCACAAGAAGCTCACTAAAAATAAGTTTGCTAAACATCTTATTGATATCGGTGAACTTGAAGTTCAGGAAATCGCGGAAGATGAGCCAAAAACAGCGGGTAAAACTGGTGGCCGTGGTGGTAAAGGCGGCAAGCAAAACGATGCAGCAGGTGATGCGGCAAAAGCTGCAGAAGAAGCTACTTTGGCCGCCGTGAAAGCTGAATTAACTGCACTTGAAGTAACGTTCAGTGACGATGAAACACTTGAGCAGTTACAAGCTAAGTTAGCTCAGGCTAAGGAATAAGGTAGACATATGGACGTACAAACGTTTCGTGAAAGGTTCTCGACTGATTCGAGTTTAATGTCTTTGCCAGATGCAAGGATTCAGGATGCTTTAGAAGAAGCGGATCAGATCGTTTCTCAAATTGAGTTCGGGGCATTAAAGGAACGTGCTGTAGGTCTATATGCAGCACATATCCTTAAAGTCGGAACCATTAGCGGCAATGGCGCTGCTTTTGGTACTGCATCAAGCATGACAATTGCGGGCCAAAGTGTGAGTTATTCACGATCATCGAAAGAAGCTTTCTATGATCTAAGCATGTATGGCCAACGCTATCTTGCGTTAAAAAATTCAATTCCAATTGATGATGAAGGTACTAACCCTAACCGTTTAGGCGTTGGTGTTTTTGTTGTATAGGAGAATCATATGCCTTTTAAGTATCAGGCACCAGAAGGTTACAAGCCAACCAAACTCGTTATTGCTGGGCAAAACCTAGATATCAAAAACGGCGTTTTGGAATCGGATAATGACATTATCCATATTTTAAAGCCCTTAGGTTTTGAGCGTTATGTTGAAGTGGTTGAGCCAAAGAAATCTGCAGCATCTGCTAAAGAGTAATTAAGCTATGAGCGATTATCGTGTTGATACTCAGGTCAATTTTGATGAGATGAATAATCGCGTTAGGTTTGAAATAAGACGCACGATTAACGCTCTTACTTTGCGCTTACAGCGGATTGTTCAGGAAGACATGTTAAGTGGCCAACGACTTAAAGTTCAGTCAGGCCGCTTGCGTGGATCCGTTTCATCAAAGGTGGATGAGGATAAGGATTCCATTGAGGGAACCGTGGGAGCTGGCGGTGCTTTGGTGCCTTATGCACCTGCACATGAGTTTGGTCTAAATGGTGCTTTGGGTGTTAAAGCACACCTAAGGACAATTAAACAGGCGTTTGGCCGACCTATTTCACCTGTTCAGGTCAATATTAAGGCCCATTCTAGGAATGTTCGGTTTAGAGAATTGCGGTTCATGCGTGATTCACTGGATATCGTGGCCAAGATTGTGCCGAAAAATATTGATGCAGCAATTGAGCGAGGTATAGCAGGTGGATAGCGAAGCAATCTATCAGGCGTTGTTTGAAAGGTTAAGCACAAGGGTAGAAGGATTGATTACGGTAAGTCGCCGTTTACGTCACTTTAACCATGTAACACCAGAACAGCGCCCAGCCATGTTTATTACACAAGGCAATCAGCAAGAAGTCCCGGTACATGGTTTAGATTCAAAAGTTGAACTAGCTGCTGAGGTTTATCTCTATATTCATGAATCGGACACTACAAAGCCCCCATCATCACAGATGAATATTTTCATCGATCGTGTACGTGAAGCTATTAAGCCTGACCATCCAGATTTAAATGAATGTCAAACCTTAGGAGGTTTGGTAGAGCATTGCTGGATCGAAGGCACAATAGAAGTGTATGAAGCAGTAGAAAACATGCTGGGTGATCAGGCGATTGCAATTATCCCTATCCGGATCCTCACAACCAATTAACAAAACCTTCATTTTATGACCGCCTCTATGGCGGG